TTATCTGCATCAATACTATCGATCAAATCATAATCTAAGTCTAGTTTGTTTAGTAAGCTCATTATTGCTTGTGTGTCTTTTGGTAAACACATACCACCGTATCCACGTAAATTTGGATTAACATCAAGATACATGTCTTTTGCTTTGCCTGTTTTAATGTAAGCATTTTTTATAGTTGTATAATCACAATCTAGTTTTTCACAAACTTCATACATTACATTTGCAAATGTTACACGCAATGCTGCATATACATTGTTATAATACTTTAATACTTCTGCTTCATTTGGTGTAAGGTGTTCTGTGTGTTCAGGATAACTACCATGTGCTTGTACAAGTTTCCTATATACTTGAATATCATGTGTTCCAATAGCAAGCAACTTATGGTTGTTTATAAAATCTTCTTCTGCACAACGTTCACGCAAAAACTCGGGCACAAAACATATTGTAAGATTTTTATAAGTGTCAATCATGCGTTGTGTAAAACCTGGAACAACTGTACTGCGTATTGCAACTATACCTTTGTAACTATACAAGTTTAGTTCTTTGATTACATTTTCAATAATACTTGTATCACAACTGCCATCATCTGCTTGCGGAGTAGGAACGCATAAAAAACATATTTCGCAATCTAATACATCATTTATTTTTGTATCTAGTTTTATATCATGTTCTACAACACTGTGCCCTAACTGTACAAAGCCATGTTTGTTAGCAGATCCTACTGCACCTAAACCAATAATACCTATATTCATAATAAACTTTCCACTGTCTTTTTAAGACCTACTTCTAACGGTGTATAATCTAAAAAACCTGTTAATGTTTGTACAAGTGTAGTATCAGGACATCTGCGTTTAGCACTGCCTTTAGGACCAGGTAAAACTTCCAGTTTAGCAGGATTAATATCCATATACCCCATTATAAGTTTTGCAACAACACTAATGTTTACTTCTTGATCATTACCTACGTGTACTATTTTATTATTTGTATTATTAACAAGACGGTCTGTCATTTCAATAGCATCGTCTACATAGCAAAAACTTCTAGTGTCATCGCCTTTGATATAATATTCGCCTTGTTTACAACGTTCTACAAACTCACTTATAAAATGATCAACTTGTCCGGGACCGTATATATTAAAATATCTAATAATCAACCAAGGCAATCCGCAGTTTGCAACTAGGTTTTCTCCGACAGCTTTCGGAACGCTATAACTCCATCTCGGATTGAGAATGTCGTTAAACATAACTGGTACTTGCTCATCAGTTGGAATATGGTAATGACCCGCATCTATTGCTCCTGAAAATATTTCGCATGTGCTTGCGAATACAAACTTTGTGTTAGAGTGTCTATATCTAGCAACAAGATTAAATGTAGGAAGTGTGTTGTTAAAACACACATCTGTAGGTTGTTCGTAAAACAGTTTTGTGCCATTTGTTGCTGCTAAGTGTATTACAACATCGCAATCAGGCAAATCGTTTGTAATATTAACATCACACAAATCCTGTCCTGATCTTTTATCCACAGTAATAGGCGAGATATTTTTATCTTTCAAATACCTATGATAATGACCACCAATAAATCCGTTATGTCCTGTAAGTATTGTTTTCATCTAGTTGCTTTCCAAAAATATATATCTCGTTTCTCTTTATCACTGCCTTTATAATGGCACATGTATTTTTCAAATGCTATATCAAAATGTCTTTTTTGTGTCCAAGGAGGACTAATATTGTGTCCATTAAGTTTTGGAAAATGTTCTAAACAAGCATCAAAAACATGACAATCTAACTGGGCACGTAAGTTGTATATTTCATCAGACTTATAATACCAATCCCATTTGTCAAAAAATGATTTTGCTTTTTTCAGATTAAACTGTAGATATCCTGTTTCGCTATATTTGTTATCACGTCCTAGATATGCACAAAAGTATTTTTTTGGTAAAAAAGATTTAAACCAATCGCTTGTTAATGGGCATAATATTTCTGTATCTGCATCTAACCATATTAACTGTTCAGTGTCAACAGTTCTACTTGCATGTATAATGGCATAGCTTTTATGTGCAAATCTTACTGCATCTTGCATAAATGCTTTTTTGCCTGTAGGTTTTCTATGTTCGTTACGTCTTTTAAAATCTACTAAATCGGGACAACTTGCTTCTAATGGTAGATTTTCAAAATGTCCAGGTAAGTCTTTATAAGGAACATCAGTATATACCCGAACATTTATATCTTCTGAAATGTATTTTTTTGCACTTTCTAAAAAGTATTTTGCATATTCTTGATAGTTCTTTTCACTCCAAGTAGAAACTATTGTTATGCTCATAAACTTGCATCTTCCATTCCTGCGACTCGTAGTTTTACAATATTAGTTAGTTGCCATTGTTTTTGATCAAGTGCTTTTAACACACCTAACCATTTGTTACGTATTAGAGCAAACTCGTTTATAATCTTTTCATAATCAACAACATCTGCTTCGCCGTCGACATATTTTTCTACGTCACGACTGCTTAATGCACGTTGATAGTTTTCTAAATATTTCTTAAAAAACTGACTACGCAAACGTCTTAGTTCAATATTGAGATACTCTAAGATTGCCTCAAGTTCTTGTAACTGATTAAATCTGTGTTCAACAATACCAGGCATAGCAGCGGCAGCTTTTTCTATGCTACCGCTGATATTACATTCACGTTTTGCTTCAATAAGTTCGTTTTCAAAATATTGTACAGCAGAAGGTATTTGTCCAATATCTCTGCTTACTCGGCTGTACCAACCCATTACTCATCCCAATCATAATCTTCGTCGTCGTCGGAATCCATTTCTAAGTAATATTGTATAGCAGCGTCTAGTATTTTATCTTGTCCTAGTATTTCTTGTAACTGAACATCAGTCATTCCGTAATCAACTAGCATGTCAACAAATCTTTCAGCTGCCATATCCGTATGTTTCTTGTCTAGATACTCTTTAAACAAGTTCCATAAATCGGCTACAAAGTCTTCATTCATTTATCGCAAGTCCCTCTTCATGATCAACCACAGCTTCTTCGTCTGCGTTAGCGATATTTACCATTTGTTCTTCTTTTGCCGGTAAATCGGCCATGATCATTTCGAGTTTGTCACCTGTCCAGTTCTTGCGATATTCTAGAGTTTCTTCGCCTTTGCTATCAATATACTTGTAGCGGTTACCTTGTTTTTCAAGTAAGCCTTTTGCTTCTAACAAATCAAACATACCTGAATATGGATCCATACCTGTTTCGTATGGGATTTTTACTTGTACACCTTCAAACGGTTTTGCGTAACGTGTTTTCATAACTTTACACGCTGCTCTAATACCATTCACAGTGCTAGTTTTGTTACCATCTGCATCTTCTTTTAGTTTCAGCTTTTTCATAGCAACCACCATCGAGCTTGCATAGATAAAACCACTACCACCTGAGATCTTGTCGTCTGGATCAAACATATCTTGCGATGCGTATGTGTGGTTAGTAACAACCATACCTACGTTGTGTGAACCAAACATATTAACACAGTTAGTAACCAATGCTTTCAGTGCTTTGGCCTTACGACCCATATCACCCTTCATATCACCTGCTTCAAACTGATTAACTTCAGTTGGTGACATAAGCATACCTAAACTATCAACTACAAACAACACTTTAGGACGGTCTGTTTCGTCCATTGCACGATAGTCATCCATAAATGTTGAAATAGTTTTAGCAACATCATCAATCATTGCCATGTTAAGTTTTAGGATTTTGTCTTCTGTTGTTTCTACACCTAATGCGTGTAGCCACTTTTCATCAAGTGCATTTTCACTGTCAATCAATACAACAAAAATACCTTGTTCTTGTGCTGACTTTACAATATTACCAGACACAATGTAAGATTTGCCTGCACCTGATTCGCCTGCAAACACGCTTACTTTTCCTAATGGAACACCTTTTCTAAAGTCTCCACTAAGTAAATAGTTAAGTGCAAAGTTACCTGTGCTGATCCAATCTTGTGGATCATTGAACCCTGAACTCATACCTTTAATAGATTTTGTTAAACTGTTTCGAAACTTTGAAGGATCGAATGCCTTAGTAGCCATATTTTCTCCTATTCTAAAAAGCGTAAGTAACCCCCCGGTATTGAGCTGTCTATGACAAGCCTGGGGGGTGTTGTTATCTTATTGACCTTGTCTTGCACGAATCATTGCTAGAATGTCTTGTGCGCCGCCTGCGTTTTCTTCTGCAGGTGCTGCCTCTGCTGTCGGAGCAGGAGCAGGAGTTGGTTCAGGTGTTGCTGCCGGAGCAGGTTCTTTCCAGCCTGTATCAGATGTTGTTTCTGCTGCTGGTGCTGCTGGTGCTGCTGGTGCCGGAGCAGGAGTTGCAGTTACAGGATCACCTGTACGTGCTTGCATTCCGCTTGGACGGAAATATTGACTCCAACGTTCAGCATCGTATGCTTCTCCGTCAACACTTGCTTCAAACATTTCAGTAAGAACTTTTAGTTCTACTTCGCCTGGCTTTTTAGGAAGGAAGTCATTTAGGTTAAACAATCCATTTGTGTTGATTGCGTTCATTTCAGTATCGCCTAGTGGACGCTCTCTACGTGCCCAGTTACTTGCACCGTAGTCAGCATATCCACCTTTTGAACCTTTAGACAAACGGAAGTCTACACCAGCAGTATAATCTGTTGGCAGTTCTTCCATATCTGGATCCATTAGTGCTGCTTTGATTAGTTGGAAGATTTGTGGACCAATAATGAATCGACGAATCGGATTCTCTGGCGTTGTATCTTCATTAAGTGGATTATCAACAACAAAGCCTTGGAAGATATAAGAACGTTTTTTCCAATACTTACGACCCATGTCTTCTAAACTTGGATCTTTAAACCAACCACGTACTTCTTGTAGGATTGGACATGATTCGTTATACATTTCCATACACGGAACTTGTACTTGTACTGGACGTGAATCTGTTTCGCCCTTTACTCCTGCAAATGGAAGTTTAATAACCAAACGTTCTTTCCAAAAGAAAGTGTTTGAATCATCGCCGTCAGGCAAAAAGCGTAGCGTTGCTTGCTCGCCTTCTTTCATATTCCAAAATGGGTAAATGCTGTTATCGCCACCGCCTGTGTTGCCACCGCTTGTACGATTTTCTTGTTCTTTGAGCTTCGCTCGGATTTCTGCTAATGATGCCATAGTTATGCCTCCTGTTTTTTGCCTATGCATTGTGCCTTAAATGTGTAGCACATGTTTATAATACTACACAATCTTATTTATCTTGTCAACTATTTTTTTGCCAAGATTTTCAAAAGGTTAGCTGATTATCTTAAACCAGCTAACTCTTGAATACGTGTAAAGTCTGCCATTTTACGTGCCTGATATTTTTCATATACTTGACCTAGACGTTCTATGAACTGACT